CAACAAGCTCGTCGACAGCAAGACCATCGCGGCCCTGTTCGACATGACGCCCCGCCGAGTGCAGCAGCTCACCAAGGATGGCGTCATCGCCGCGGTCAAGGAAGGCAACGCCAACCGCTATGACCTGCTGCCGACGATCCAGAGATACATCCGATACCTGACGGCCAAGGCCAACGGCCGGGAGCCGTCGAAGAAGGACAGCGAGATCGAGGGCCGGCGTCTGGAAGCTGAGGCTGACCTCAAGCGCAGCAAGGCAGACATCGCCGCCCTCCAGCTCAGTGAGCTCGAGGGCACCATGCACCGCAGCGAGGACGTCGAGGCTGTGATGACCGACCTCGTCTACAATATCAGGTCGATGCTCGTGGCCCTGCCGGGCCGTCTGGCCGTCGACGTCACCGGCGCAGCAACACCCGCCGAGGCGTCTGAGATCATCCGCACAGAGGTCTACAAGATCCTGACGGAGCTGGCCGGTTATAAATACGATCCCGAGGTGTACGCCCGGCGAGTAAGGGATCGGGAAGGCTGGAGCGAGCAGCTCGCCGATGACGCGGACGACTAAAAAAGCCGCCGCGAAGCTCAATACCGCCATCGCCGGAGCGGTCAAACGCTTCGCCCCGCCTGAGAGCCTGACCGTGGACGAGTGGGCCGACAAGCACCGCCGCCTCTCCCCGGAAAGCTCAGCCGAGGCCGGCCCGTGGCGTACCAAGCGCACCCCGTACCTCGAGGAGCCCATGCGAGCCTTTACGGATCCGAAGGTGCACAAAATAGTCATGGTGGCCGCCTCTCAGGTCGGCAAGTCTGAGCTCGAGCTCAACATCATCGGCTACATCATCGACCAAGACCCCGGCAGCATCCTCTACGTCCACCCGGCCATCGACGACGCCCGGAAGTTCAGCCGCCTCCGCGTGGCCCCTATGATCCGCGACAGCAAACCCCTGAAGGCGAAGGTGCACGACGTCAAGGCCAAGGACAGCGGCAACACGATCCTCCAGAAGTCGTTCCCGGGCGGGATGCTCACCCTGACCGGCTCCAACAGTGCCTCGGCTCTGGCCTCCACGCCTGCCCGCTATATCATCGGCGACGAGCGCGACCGCTGGGCGACCAGCGCCGGCACCGAGGGCGACCCGTGGGCGCTGGCCGAAGCACGTCAGGCCACATTCTACAACGCCAAGGCGGTCGAGGTCTCTACCCCGACCATCAAGGGCAACAGCAACATCGAAACGAGTTTTTACCAAGGCACGCAGGAACGCTGGTGCCACCGCTGCCCCGAGTGTGGGGAGTACAGCGAGATCGTGTTCGACAATATCCACTTCGACCCGGAGGCCAAGAGGATCCGCGGGAAAAAGTCGTGGAGCCTCAAGAGCGGCGTCTCGTGGAGCTGCCCGGCCTGCGGCTGCCTGATCCCCGAGGACGTCATGCGAAAGCAGCCGGCCAAGTGGATCGCCGACAACCCGGACGCCTACAAGAAGGGCGTCCGTTCTTTTTGGCTCAATGCCTTCTCGAGCCCGTGGACTCCGTGGGAGAAAATCGTCCTCAAGTTCCTCGACGCCAAGGATGACCCGCAGCGCCTCAAGGTCGTCTACAACACCATGCTCGGCCAACTGTGGGAAGATCGCGGCGACCTCGAGGACGAGGACACCATGCTCGCCCGCCGTGAGGACTACGGCACCCGCCCGGACGGCACCCCTGTGGAGCTGCCTGACGGCGTGCTCGTGCTGACCTGCGGCGTCGACACTCAGGACAACCGCCTCGAATACGAGGTAGTCGGCCACGGGAAGTACGGCGAGACGTGGGGCGTCGTCAAGGGCTACATCATGGGCCGGCCAGACACCCCGGAGGTCTGGCAGCGACTCGACGACGTGGTCGACCACGTCTACAAGTTCAAAAACGGCCGCGGCCTGAAGATCTCCATCACCTGCGTCGACTCCGGCGGCCACTTCACCCAAGAGGTGTACGAAGCCTGCCGGGCCCGCATCCACAAGCGCGTCTTTGCTATCAAGGGCAAGGGCGGCGACGGGATCCCCTTCGTCTCACCGCCCTCGAAGGTGCCGATCCGCGACAACAAGAAGATCACCTGCTGGCTCTACACCCTCGGCGTCGACGCCGGCAAGGCGTCCATCATGGCGAGCCTCAAGGTGCAGGAGCCCGGGCCGAGGTATTGCCACTTCAACCGCAACCCCGACGCCGGCTACGATCTCAACTACTTCAACGGCCTGCTCTCTGAGAAGCTGGTGCTCAAACACACCAGCCGCGGCGACCTCTGGGCGTGGGAGAAACTGCCCGGCCACAACCGCAACGAGGCGCTCGACTGCCGCGACTATGCGATGGCCGGCGTGAAGATCATCAACCCCGACATGGACGCCGTCGAGAGACGGCTCAAGGGGCTCGAGGAGAAGCCGGCGCAGCAGCGCCAGCAGGCCCGACCTAAGACAAAGCGCAGCAAGGCGGCCAACGCCTTCGACGACTGGTAAGGAGGACACCACATGAAAACACGCGCAACAATCGAGGCAGAGCTCACAGCCAAAAGGAACCGGCTCGAGCTCTACCTGAAGCGAGAAGCCGAGATGCTGGACGGGGGCGTCCAGAGCTACGGCATCGGCTCCCGCAATCTGGCAAGGTACAACACCGATCTGAGCCAGATCAGGGACGCCATCAAACAGCTCGAGAAGGAGATCGCCAACCTCGAGGGCGCCCTGAACGGGCAGAAGCCCCGCAAGGCCGTGGGGGTCGTCCCCCGCGACTGGTAACATCGGAAAAGAGCCCCGCCCGGGGCTTTTTTCATAGGCATCGGGCCGGGAGTTTTCGCTCCTTTACTCTCGGCCCCTTGCCATCTTCTGAAAGGAGGTGAGCAACATCAGCAAGAAGAAACGCAACAGCCGACCGCAGAGCGGAAGGCAGCAGCCTCGCCCCGTCAATAAGGGCTACGGCGACGCCGGCGCGAGCTGGCAGAAGAAAGCGACCAAGGGCTTCAGAGCTATGAGCGGCAGCCCGAAGGAGGACATCGACGCTAACAACGCGACCCTCCGACAGCGTGCCCGTATGCTCTATATGGCGGCCCCGATCGCCACCTCAGCCATCAAGACCAACCGCACCAACGTCATCGGCGTCGGCCTGAAGCTCCAGAGCCGGATCGACCGCGAGGCCCTCGGCATGGATCAGGAGGCGGCTGACCTGTGGCAGGCAAAGACGGAGCGGGAGTTCGCCCTGTGGGCCAACCGCAAGGCAGCCTGCGACGCCACCGGCGTGAACAACTTCTACGCCATGCAGCAGCTCGCGCTCGCTTCGTGGCTGGTGAGCGGCGACGTGTTCGCCGTCATCAAGCAGTACGACCCCACGCCGACCATGCCCTACTCGCTCAGGATCCACCTCGTCGAGGCTGACCGAGTGGCAACCCCGACAGCCGCCGGCATCATGACCCCGCTGCTGGCGACTACCGGCAAGGCAGCCAACGGCAACACCATATACGACGGCGTCGAGGTCAACCCCAACGGCATGATCGAGGCATACCACATCCGCAGCACCTACCCCCTCGAGCTCGGCACGGCGTCGACCAAGTGGACGCGCGTGAAGGCATACGGAGACCGCACCGGCCTCCCGAACATCTTGCAGGTCATGGACTCGGAGCGGCCTGACCAGTACAGAGGCGTCAGCTATCTGGCGCAGGTGATCGAGCCGCTGCTTCAGCTTCGCAGGTACACCGAGAGCGAGCTGACAGCCGCGATCGTCGAGAGCTTTTTCACCGCCTTCGTGAAAACGGAGGCCGGAGCGTCCGACAACCCGTTCAATGAAGTGGGGAGCAGCCTGCCAGAGGTGAGCCGCGATCCCAATGAGTACGAGATGGGCCCGGGCCAGATCAACATCATGGAGCCCGGCGAGGACGTCGTATTTGCCGACCCGAAGCGGCCGGCCAGCGGCTTCGACTCGTTCCTGCGAGCCATCTGCGAACAGGTGGGCGCTGCGCTCGAGATCCCGGCCGACCTGCTGCTGAAGTCCTTCAACAGCTCGTACAGCGCCAGCCGTGCGGCCCTGCTGGAGGCGTGGAAAGCCTTCAAAATGCGCCGCGAGTGGTTTGTCGCTGACTTCTGCGCCCCGATCTACGAGATCTGGATGGCCGAAGCCGTCGCCCGTGGCCGCATTGACGCCCCGGGCTTTTTCGCGGATCCGGCGATCCGCGCCGCCTATCTCGGCGCCGAATGGATCGGCCCGTCTCAGGGCCAGCTCGACCCGGTCAAGGAGATCACGGCCGAGATCCTCGCAGTCGGCGAAGGCTTCAGCACCCGCGAGCAGAGCACGATCCGGCTCAACGGCGGCCAGTGGGACGCCAACGTCGACCAGCTCGCACGCGAAAACGCCAAGCTCGCCGAAGCAAACGCGCCCCTTCAGGGCAGCAGCTCCTCCGGCACCGGCGGCGCATCAGGCGCAACCGAGCCCGGCGTGGTGGCTGCGCTGCGGAACGAAATCATCAAAGCACTCAAGGAGGACGAACACCATGAAAGCAAATAACCCGCCCCGCTGCATCGCGGGGCCTGCCCCTGCGCCTCCTACTGGCGGCAAGCTCCAGAAGTTCTGGAACATCGCCAGCACCGGCGACGACACGGGCGAGAACCTGCTCTACGGCGACGACCTGAGCAGCCAGCCGATCGACTGGTGGACGGGCGAGCCTGAGCCCGGCCTCTACATCACCCCCGAGGGCTTCCTCGAGGATCTGGCTGCCGTGAAGGACAAGAGCAACATCACCATCAAGATCAATAGCTGCGGCGGCGACCTCTACACCGGCATCGCTATTCACAACGCAATCAAGGGCCTGAGCGGCACCAAGACCGTCATCGTGGAGGGCATCGCTGCCAGCGCGGCCAGCGTCATCATGTGCGCCGGCGACGAGGTGCAGGTCTACCCCGGCAGCATGGTCATGATCCACGGCGTCAGCGGGCTCCTGTGGGACTACTACAACCTGCAAGACCTGAAGAAGCTCCAGAAGGACTTCGACGCCAGCGAGCGGGCCATCGCGGAGATCTACCACGCCAAGACCGGCATCGAGGTCGACCAGCTCCGCAGCATGATGACCCGCGAGACGTGGATGGTCGGTCAGGAGGCGGTCGACAACGGCTTCGCCAACACCCTGCTCGACGACGCGGGCCCGTCTGCCGCCCTGAGCGCAGACAAGAAGGTGCTCCTCGTGGCCGGCATCAGACACGACGTCAGCAACTTCAGACACATCCCCGGGGCGATCCCGGTCAACAACAGCATCCACGCCGCTGCTGCGGCTGGAAATAAGCCGGAGACCCCGGCCATCAAAAACGAAGGAGGAAACAAACCCATGACCCTCGAAGAAATGAGAGCGCAGTACCCCGACCTCGTGGCACAGATCGAGCAGCAGGCCGCGGCAACTGCAAGAACGGAGGCAATCACGCAGGAGCGCGAGCGCCTTCAGGCCATCGAGAGCATCGAGGCCAGCGTGGGCGACGCGCAGCTCGTCCATGACGCCAAGTATGGCGAAAACCCCTGCACCGCTGAGCAGCTCGCTTTTCAGGCTATGAAAAAGCAGGCGGCCCTCGGGATCAAGCACCTGAAGGACAGCGCGGCCGACAATGCCGACTCTGGCGCTGGCGACGTCGGTGCTGCTCCTAACGGCGGCGAGGAAGGCAGCGAGACCGACGACAAGGCCAAGGTGGACGCCATCGTCGGCATCTACAATTCCACCAAGACCAGCAAGGGAGGTAAAAACTAATGAGCAAGAGACTCGACGAGAACATCGGCGCCGTGGAATACGACGGCCTGATCGTCAACAACGTGCCCGTCGCTGACGTCGTGACCGTGAAGCTGGCAGCCGGCACCGGCATCCTGAAGCGCGGCACCGTAGTCACCGGCGCTGCTGGCGCTGAGCTGGCCCCTGCGGCCGCTGCCCTGAGCGCTACCAACGGCACCTACATCCTGACCGACGACACCGACGTCACCGCCGGCGCCGTGGCCACCGCCTATCGTACCGGGCATTTTGCCCGCAACAAGCTGCACACCGATGGCAGCTACACCCTGACCGCAGCGGACGAGGAGATCCTGCGCAACGCCGGCATCCTGCTCTCCGACGCGATCGAATACTAAGAGAAGGAGGACAACAAAATGCCTTTTAACTTCTATGAGACCCACACGCTGCTCATGGCCGTGCAGCAGCTCACCCCTGCCACGACCTTCCTGCGTGACCGCTATTTCCCGACCAACGACGCGAGCGGCGTTTTCGCCACTGACGACGTGCTGGTCGAGTACAGAGACGGCAGCAAAAAGCTGGCGCCCTTCGTCGCTCCTCGCAAGGGCGGCGTGACCATCCTGCGCAACGGCTACCACATGGAGAGATACACTCCTCCTTTTGTGGCTCCCAAGCGCTCCCTCTCCGCTGACGACCTGAAGAAGCGCGGCTTCGGCGAGGCCCTCTACACGCAGCTCACTCCTGAGCAGCGCCAGCAGACCCTCATCCTGAAGGACGCCGACGAGCTGGGCGAGTTTATCGCCCGCCGCGAGGAGGCTATGGCCGCTGAGACCATGCTGACCAACGGCTGCATCATGAAGCACATCGCCGACGACGCTGACGAGAGCGACGAGATGGAGATCCGCTTCTACTCTGAAGGCAGCAACCCCGCAACCTACGCGCCTACGACCAAGTGGGACGCCGCCGGCGCGAAGATCCTCGCCGACCTCGGCGTGATGGCCCGTATGCTGACCAGCAAGGGCCTCCGCGCGACCGACCTGATCTGCTCCCCTGACGTGGCCGACACCATCGTCAACAATGAGGTCATCCAGAAGCTGCTCGACAACAAGCGCTACGAGCTCGGCATGGTCGAGCCCGAGGTGCTGCCTGCCGGCGCTGCTGTCATGGCTCGCCTGAACGTCAACGGCCGCATCATCAGCGTGATCTCCTACGACGAGACCTACACCGACGACGCCGGCGAGGATCAGCTCTATATCCATTCCGGCAAGTGCATCCTGACCGCGCCTGCCTGCGGCCGCACTCTGTACGGCGCCGTCACTCAGGTGGCGCAGGCCGACGGCGAGTTCCGCACCTACGCCGGCCGCCGCGTGCCGAAGTATCTGTCCAACGCTGAGGGCAACACCCGCAGCCTGACGATCTCCAGCCGCCCGCTGCTGATCCCCAACAACAAGAACCCGTTCATCGTTGCGGACGTCCTGACTCAGGGCTAAGCGCAGCAGAAAGGAGCAGACCATGATCCAGATCATCGCGGGCACCTTCGGCTACTATAACGGCCGCAAGGTAGTCCCCATCACCAATCAGGACGGCCCCAAGCAGTTCGACCCCGAGCTGGAGGCCCGTCTGGTCAAGGAAGGCGTCGCCAAGTACGTCGGCGCAGCACCCGCTCAGGCTGAGGATCCCAACACGCCCGACCCGGCCGGCGCCAATGCGCCGCAGGATCCCGGCCAGCCCGGAGGAGGCACCGAGCCCCCTTCGGACGGCCTGCCTGAGTACAACGAGGACATGAAGCTCGACGAGCTGAAGGACATCGCCGCAGCCTACGGCATCGACGCCTCTGCCGTGCGCAAGAAGGCCGACGTCATCGCTGCCATCGAGGCGGCCAAGGCCGGCCAGACTGACGGCGACGGCACCGACGACGAGGAGCCCCCTCAGTTCGGCGCTGCTGATCCCGTCTGATGGCCTTCAGCTTCAAGGAGATGGTCGCCAACGACCGGCGCCGCGTTTTCCTCGATCTCTCTGAGTTCGGGGAGGAGCACAGAGTCGAAGGCAAGACCATCGCGGCTGTACTCGACGACAACGCCCTGCGAGAACGCCAAGGGGGGCAAGAGCTGAGCGTGGCAGAGTCCTCTCTGCTGCTTTATGCAGCGGTCGAGGATCTGCCCGCCCGGCGCCCGGCGGGCGAGGGCCTGAACGTCGACGGCCGCGAGTACATCGTCAACGACTGGAGCGAGGACATGGGGATCGCAACCGTGGCTCTCGGCCAGACCGTGACCATGTAGGAGGTGCTGCACCGTGTCCATCGTCAATAGCATCGAGACCGTCCGGGGCTGGCTGAATACCGAGGTATGCCCTCTGGTAAAGCTGAAGCTCCCCGACGACAACGCCACAGACGCCTCCTACCCCTACAAGCTGGTGAACCCGGCCGCCTTTTCCCTGTTCGTCCCGTCCAAGGACAGGACGCCCCCAAAGGTCGCGGCGCCGATCCCTTCGGTCTGCGTCCAGCTCACTCAGGGGGAGGATGACCTGATCGAACACACCCGCGGCATCAAGATCCGGCTCTGCTTTTCTGCATGGGATCCCGGCTACCACGGGCCCGCCATCTATATACCGCAGGGCTGCGGCAGCGGCACCTATATCCAGCAATACAACAGCGAGGCGGCCGACTTCTTCCAGAAGAACGGCGAGGGCTGGCGTGACGCATGGAATTTTGTGGACACGGCGCTCAGACTGATCGAAAACGCCGAGTACATCGGAGACCTGCGCGTCATCAAGGAGCTCGGCATCACCTTCGGCCCCGTCGCTGAGCAGGACGCTGTACCTGACTTTTATCCCTACTGGTTTGCGTGGGCTGAGTTCTCCGTCGAGGAGACCCTCACCCGGCACGCCAAAAACTACGACCATCTGCTTTAAGGCAGCCGAGTCCTCGGCTGTCTAATTTTATGCAAAGGAGGACAAGCACATGGCAAACGAGTACCTCTACGGCGCCTACGGCCACATCGGCGAGACCGTGGCACAGAGCGCCGTGCAGGCGGGCACCACGCCGATCTATATCGGCACCGCGCCCGTCAACCTCGTGCGCGGCTTCGACAAGGCCGGCGTCATCAACGAGCCCGTGAAGATCAGCAACCTGATCGACGCGCAGAAAAAGCTCGGGTATGCAGCCGACTGGGGCACCTTCACCCTCTGCGAAGTCATGAACGCGCACTTCAACAACACCATCGGCAACATCGGCCCCATCTACGTCATCAACGTGCTGGATCCCGCTGCCGGCAAGCACAGAAAGGAGGCGCAGACGACCGCGCCACTGAGCTTCGCAGGCGGCCGCGCTGAGTTCGCCAGCTCCACCATCATTCTCGACACCCTGACCATCGCCAAAGCCGGCGACAGTGCCGGCAACTACGTCGAGGGCGAGGACTACGCCGTGGACTACAACTTCACTAAGGGCACGGTCATCATCACCAGCCTGAAGGGGGACGCGCAGCTCACCGGCAACCTGACGGCCAGTTTCTACGAGATCGACGACTCTCTGGTAGAGGACGCCGACATCATCGGCGGCGTCACCGCCTCCGGCGAGTATAGCGGCCTCAGCTCCATCGCCCTGCTCTACCCCGAGCAGTACGCAGTCGTCAACCTGATCGTCGCACCCGGCTGGAGCCACAGCCCTGCGGTCTACAACGCTATGATCGCGGCCAGCCAGAAGATCAACGGCCACTGGGACGCCTTCGTCCTCGCCGACCTGCCTCTGGTAGACGGCGAAGCGCAGGCCGTCGACACCATCGAGAAGGCGATCGCATGGAAGAAGAACAACGCCTTCAACAGCGAGCGCTCGAAGGTATTCTGGCCGCAGGCCACCGACAACCTCGGCAACAACTACCACCTCAGCACGCTGGCAGCGGTCGAGCTCATGCGTGCCGACTTCAGCCACAACAGCGTCCCGATGGAGACCTGCGGCAACAAGGCCGTGCCGGTCATCAAGCAGTATTTTGGAGCCAACGCCAAGAACCGCGGCTTCGACCAGCAGACCGGCAAGGAGCTGACGCAGAACGGCATCAGCACCGCCGTGGCATGGGGCGGCGAATGGGTACTGTGGGGCGACCATACGGCTGCCTACACCTACGGCGCAGACGTGGATCCTCGCGCGATCTTCGACGTCTCCATGCGGATGCTCATGCACATCACCAACGACTTCCAGCGCGAATGGAGCCCGAAGATCGACGAGCCCATGACCAGAGCGCTGAAGGATCAGATCATCAACCGCGAGCAGGAGAAGCTCGACGGCTATGTCAGCATGGGCGCGCTGCTCGGATCCCCTGTGATCCTGTTCCTCGAGAGCGAGAACAGCACCACCGACGTGATGAATGGCGACTTCCGCTGGGACATCGCCGTCACCCCGACCCCGCCCCTCAAGTCTGCGAGCGTCTACGTCGCCTACACCGACGCAGGCTTCTCCGTCTACTACGAAGGAGGTGACGAGTAATGGCAAACCTGTGGCTCGACCTGAAGGGCCCCATCCTCGCCGATACCGTCTATGTGGACGGCGTTCTCGCCGCCAAGGACGTGACCATCGCCCTGCCTCCCGTCAACCTTGTGACGGCTGACTTCAAGGCGATGGGAACCTACACGGCGCCGCTGCCCGGCCAGATCGAGGCGATGGAGGCGTCCATCACCAAGATCGGCATTGACCTCGGCCTGCGCAGCCTCGTCAAGCTGACGAGCAAGACCATCGAGATCCGCTGGGCGCAGGACGTCAAGCTCTCCGACGGCTCTACCAAGACCGAAGGCTGCAAGGCGTTCCTCCGCTGCGTCTCCAAGGGCATCCCCGGCCTGAACGTGGATCCCGGCAACGCCAGTGAGAACGAGATCGCGCTGGCCGTCAGCCGCTACCAGCTTTTCGTCGCTGGCAACGAATACTGGCTGATCGACCAGCGCAACACCATCATGCGCGTCGGCGGCGTCGACTACGCCAAGGACATCCGCAGCGTCCTGTAACAAGAAGGGCGTCGCCTCCGTGGCGGCGCCCTCTATTTATCGAAAGGAGACACACATGGAAAAGCTGACACTTCAGAACCCCATCACCATCAACGGCAAAAAGGTCAAGACTCTGACCTATGACACCGACGCGATCACCGTGGGAATGTTTGCCGATGCTGAGGCCCGCAAGCTCCGCGCGACCTCCAACAAGGGCGGCGGCAGCGCCGGCGCCTGCGAGCTCGACTACTCCCTGCACGCCTATCTCGCCATGATGGCGATCGTCGCCGTCAACAGCGACATCGACGTCAGCGACCTCGAGCGCATCAGCGGCCCCGACGTCATGGAGCTTATGAGGATCGGCCGAAATTTTACTACGGCGAGGTCGGCGGCACAATCCGAGGAAAGCGGCTCGGAGAGCTCGTCCGAGACTACTCTCGAGCCTTCCACACCTCAGTCGGCGAGCTCCGACGGGAACGCCTGACCGACTTCCTGATGGAATACTACGAGGCAGCCGAGGAGGCCAAGCGGCAACGCGACAAGGCCGCCTCAATGCCCCGGAATAACTTCAGGAAATACAGAAGGAGGTGACACTGATGGCAGGCAAAAACAAGATCATGCAGGCCGTCGTCAGCTTCGCCGGCACCATCGACCCCTCCCTCAGGAAGGCGATGGACAACGTCGCGGGACACCTCGACAAAGTAAACTGGAAGGCCGTTGCCGTCGGTTCTGCCGTGGGCGGCATCGCTGTGGCGACGGGCAAGGCGGTCGTCGAGGCCGGGAAGTATCTGGCAGAGCTGGGCGACGACTACAACAAAGCCATGAACCAGCTCTCCGCATCTACCGGCGCCACCGGCGACGAGCTGGACGCGCTGGGCGAGAGTGTAAAAAACATCTACGCGCAGAACCTCGGCGAGGACTTCAACGACGTGGCCGAAGGGCTGGCCGCTACGCAGAAAGCGAGCGATCTGGCCGGCGAAGCACTGGAGCAGGCCACCGCGGCCGGCTTCGTGCTGCGTGACACCTTCGACTACGACATCAGTGAAAGCGCCAGAGCCGCCTCGGCTCTGATGAAAAACTTCAACATCAGCGCCGAAGAAGCCTACGGCCTAATCGCCACCGGCGCACAGAACGGCGCAGACAAAAACGGCGACCTGCTCGACACCCTGAACGAATACTCGGCGCAGTTTGCGGCCCTCGGCCTGAGCGCCGACCAGTTCATGGGCTCCCTCGTGGAAGGCGCTGACGCCGGCCTGTTCAGCATCGACAAAGTGGCCGACGCCGTCAAGGAGTTCAACATCAGAGCGAAAGACGGCAGCGACAGCAGCGCCGAAGCCTTCAAGGGCCTCGGCCTCAACTCCGACAAAATGTTCGCGGCCTTTGCAGCCGGCGGCGAGACCGCGCAGGCTGCATTTTTCGACACCGTCGAGGCTCTGAACAAGCTCGAGGATCCTCTCAAGCGCAACGAGATCGGCGTCGCACTGTTTGGCTCGCAGTTCGAGGATCTGGAGGCGGGCATCCTGCCCGTGCTCGGCGACATCGAGACCGCAGCCTATGACGGCGCCGCCGCGCTCCAGCAGATCAACGACGTCAAGTACAACGACCTCGGCTCTGCCTTCGAGGCGGTCAAGAGGTCTGCCGAAGTGGCCCTACTGCCTATGGCGTCGATGATCGCCAACACGCTGACATCGCTGGCCCCAATCCTGACCGACACCTTCGAGGAAATCAGCCCGGTCATCACCGACACGCTCAACGCTTGTATGCCGTTTGTGCAGGACTTCCTCGTCGGCATGGGCGACACCCTGAAGAAGGTCATGCCGATGGTCACGGAGCTGGCTGCGGGCATCCTGCCACTACTGGCTCAGCTCGTGGGCTCGTTCCTGCCGCCTCTGCTCGACCTCGCACAGCAGCTACTCCCGCCGCTCATGCAGATCGTTCAGGCTATTCTACCGCCGATCGCCAGCATCCTTGCCACCGTGCTCCCGATGCTGACGCAGATCATCTCGACTGTGCTGCCTGTGCTGGCGAACCTGATCGCCGCGCTGCTGCCGGTCATCACCCCGCTGCTGGAGGTTGCCCTGCAAATCGTCAACAGCGTCATCATGCCGCTGCTGCCTCCGCTGATGCAACTGATCGAGGCCCTGCTGCCCCCGGTCGTGAGCCTGCTCAATGCGATCATGCCGCTCCTCTCGCCCCTGCTGGCTATTCTGGAGCCCATCGCAAACGTGCTCGGCACGATCGTTGGCTGGGTATCGAAGATTGTCAGCTTCGGCTCCGGCGTCATCAGCAAGATCGCGGGCCTGTTTGGAGGTGGAGGCGGCGGCAGCGCCAACGTCTCCGGCTATGCGACCGGCGGCTTCACGAGTGGCCCGTCCATCGCGGGCGAGGATCCGCGCTATCCGACCGAGGCGGTCATCAGCTTCAACCCTGCGTACCGCTCGCAAAACCTGTCCTACTGGGCCGAGGCTGGCCGGATGCTGGGCGCATCCAGCGAGGCCGACTACGAGCCCATCAGCAGCGGATCGGGCACGGCTGTGGTCTATGACCTGAGCGGCCTGTCCTTCTCGCCACAGATCAAGGTCGAGGGCGACACCGACGAGGACGCCCTGATCCGAAAGCTCCGCGACCTCGAGCCGGAGTTCATCGACTTCATCCTCGAGGCACTCAGCAGAAGGGAGGGCGGCGCCTATGTCACAGCAGACAGTCGGCTTTATTGATTATGTGGCGCAGGGCGGCGACACCTTCGACAGCATCGCGCTCGTCGCCTATAACGAGGAGCGCATGGCAAGCGTCATCATCGAGGCCAACCCCGACCTCAGCGACGTGCTGATCTTCGAGGGCGGCGAGGCTGTGCGGATCCCGATCGTCGAGACCGTGGAGACGCCGGAGACCCTGCCGCCGTGGAGGAGGTGACGCCGTGAAGATCCTATACGAAGGCGTCGACATCTACCCGGACATCAGCGTCCACCGCTGCTATCACGATATGTACGCCGAAAAGCAGAGCGACGAGCTGCTGCTCAAGCTCAACGACACCCGCGAGCTGTGGGACTCGTGGAACCCCAAGAAGGGCGACACCATCGCCATCGAGGACGGCGCTGCCAAGACGGGCAAAATGTTCGTCGAGAGCGTCGTCCCCGAGTCCGGCATCATCACCCTGCGGGCCTATTCCGTCCCGCAGTCTGCGAAGGATAAGCGGAGCAAATCGTGGGAAAAGGTCAAGTTCCTGCAACTGGCTCAAGAGATCGCCGGCCGCCACGGCCTGACGCTCGAGACCTACGGGATCACCGACCAGACCTACGACTACGTCGAGCAGAACAACCTCGCAGACTTCGCATTTTTTCAAAACCGCTGCACCCTCGAGGGCGCGGCGTTTCTGGTGTATGACGGCAAGCTGGTCGTCTACGACGAGGCGTACATGGAAAGCCAGCAGCCCGTCGACACCATCACCATCACCCCGGCCAATGACTTCGAGTACCGCGACGAGGGCACCAACGCCTACGGCTCGGCCGAAGCCGTCAACGGCGGTCTGACCGGCACCTTCGCAGCCCCGAACGGCGGCGACAAGGTGCTGCGCCGGATCCTACCCTTCCGCATGACTGACCAGAGCGAGGCCGACCGCTTCGCCAAGGGCCTCCTCCGGGACGCCAACAAAAACGCGACCGTCGGCACCCTCTGGACGGGCTCGCTGCTGCGAGACTATGCGGCGGGCTCTGTGGTCACGCTGGCGACCGAGGGCGTTAAGTCGTGGGACGGCACGGCCTTCATCAGCCGGATCCGGCACGACTACGTCAAGACGCGGAGCAAGCTATACCTCCGCAAGCCACTGGAGGGATATTGATGAACAGCAACAACCAAATGATCCAGAAGGGCAAGATCTCCAGCGTGGAGGGAAAGGCCGACAGGAACGGCGACAAAACCACGGCCAGAGTGCTCCCGAGCACCGCCGACAGCATGGTCACACGGCCGCTGACGATCCCGTGGTATCTGCGCGGAGAGATGGGAAACCTGACCCCCGGCACAGAAGTCGCCTATGCTATGTTCGAGGACGGCACCGGCATCATCCTCTCCCGCATGGACGGAGAGTGGGACGGTATCGTCCCGGGCGACATCACCGTCAAGAAGGGCGCGCTCACGATGCAGGACAAGGGCATCAGCGTCCCGTCGGCAGACGTGACCGCCACGGGCATCAGCCTGACCGGCCACACCCACACCGACAGCATGGGAGGCGGCACTTCTGGCCCGCAGTAAGGAGGGATAGACATGGCCGTCATGGCATCATGGAACGGCAAGACGTGGGGCGTCTCCAGCCAGAGGATCGCCGCCCTGAATGGCGTCTCCTCCAGCGTCGAGCTCGACACGGAAAACAGCGACGACAAGGCCGGATCCCCGGCCACCAAGACCAAGGCGCTCAAGCTGCAAAGCATGAGCTTCGACTTCGATCTGGCGTCTGCCGTGGGCGGCGACGCCCGGGGAGAGTTCGAGTCGTGGACGTCGCTGGTCGGGCAGTACGCCCCATTCTATCTGGCCGGCCGGCGCTTCGGCCCGGCCAATCTTCAGCTCACCGGCGTCAGCCTCTCAGACACCACACTCGACAACCTCGGCCGGATCCTGAAGGGCAAGATCACGATCAACCTGACGGAATACGCCGAGGAGGCCAGCAGCAAGAAGGCCGGCGCAGGCGGCTCGAGCAAGAGCTCGTCCGCGGCCGGCGTCTCGTCCTCTGGCGGCGTCGGCCGGCGTCTGAGCGCCGTCACCGTCGGAGCATCCAGCAGCGACAAAGCTGCGAAGAAACCCAACAACGCACAGCTCAAGTAAAGCGAGGTGATCCCATGAAAGCATCCGGCAACGGAGCGCCCGAGATCTGTGTGCAGAACCTCCTCAAGACCATCCGCGGGGAGGCGCCCTATGAGCGCATCAAGGGGATCGACCGCACGCTGATCGACAAGCCGAGCGAAACCGCTGCGACCGATCTGGCCGCCGACGTGGAGTTCCTCGTGGAAACCTACGAGCCCCGCGTGCAGCTCAGTGACTCCGACCTGAAGGCTCTGACCGCTCAGGCCGGCGACTTCGAGCTGCGGGCCAGCATCGACAACATCACATGAAGGAGGTGAACAGCGTGAGCGACGCGACAAACACCTACGGCGAGGACATCAAACTCACCACAACAGACGCGAGCACCCTATACAAGACCATCATCACCGAGCTCGAAAAGGGCGCCGGCGAGCCGCTCTACCCGGGCGACGAGCGCCGGATCTTCGGCGAGGCTCTCGTGCCCGTGTTCGTTGCCCTCTACAACAGCCTCAACGACGTCGGCCGGCAGACGCTCCTCCGCTATGCGAGGGGCGAGGTGCTGGACGCCATCGGCGAGCGACAGGACGTGAAACGACTGGAAGGCACACCGGCCAAGACGACCATGCGCTTCTCCGTCTCCACGCCGCAGGAGAAAAACATCATCATTCCGAAGTGGACGAAGGTGACGCCGGACAGCGAAAACTATTTTGCAACCGACGAGATCGCTGTGCTGCAAGCTGGCGCCTACTCTGTGGAGGTGCCGACCTCGGCCGTGAGCAACGGCACGAAGTTCAACGGCTACGCAGCAGGCACGATCACCACCATCGTCGACCTGATCCCCTACATCGAGTCCGTCACCAATCTGACCGAAACGGCCGGAGGCGATGACGGCGAGCCCTACACCACCGAAGGCGACAACCGCCTCCGCGAGCGGATCCGTCTGGCGCCCGCCAAGAGATCCACCGCGGGCCCTGAACAGGCTTATATCTACTGGGTAATGACGGCAGACAGCTCCATCGTGGACGCGAGGGCCGTCAGCGAGAAGGAAACCGTCAGCGAGACCCTCGCGGTCTACGACGGCAAAGCCTTCAAGGGCGGCGGCACACTTCTGACCGACACCCTCGTCGTGAAGGCCCACGGGCAGAGCGCGGCGGCGGTCAAGGACACGGACTACACCGTCGACTACACCGACGGCCTGCTGACCATCACGCTCAAGGGCAGCCTCTCGGCCGCCGAGAGCGTCGACATCATCATCACCCGCACGCTGGAGGGCTGCGTCAAGATCGTGCCCCTGCTGGAAGGCGGCGGGATCCCCGACGCTGCCATGCTGACGAAGGTGCTGGACGTGGTCAACGCCAAGGACATCCGGCCGCTCACTGACAAGGTGAGTGCCGTGCCCCCGGAGGTCGAGACCTACGACATCGAGATCGTGTACTACACCACGCCGAAGAACGAGGCCGAGGTGATCGCCAACGTCGAAGGCACCGGCGGCGCGATCGACCGCTACAACGAGTGGCAAGTCGCAGCCCTCGGCCGCGACATCAACCCCGACCAGCTCCGCAAGCGGATCCTCTCGCCTTCGTGGGGCGAGAACCTGACCGGTGCCTTCCGCGTGGACGTCGTTAAGCCGACCTACAAGGCCCTCGACGACACGCAAGTCGCCAAGTTCAGTGGCCACCTGACTGTCAGCCACAAGGTCGAGAGTGAGGTGGTGTAAATGCGGCTCAATGAGACCGAGATGGTCAAGCTGCTGCCTGCGTGGATGCAGGAGGACGGCAGCGACAAGGGCCTCGCCACCGGCTGCGACATCATCAGCCGCGACGCCTATGCGCGCCTGAAGCTCCTGAGCAGGTGGGACAAGATCGACCAGCTCAACGATGCAGAGCTCGACGAAATGGCGTGGGAGCTGAACATCCAGTGGTATGACAGCACCGCGCCCATCGCAGTCAAGCGGGCCGTCATCCGCAGCAGCGACCGCGTCTACGCGAAACTCGGCACCCCATACGCCGTGGAGCAGATCGTGGCCGACTACTTCGGCACCGGCGAGGTCAGGGAGTGGTATCAGTACGGCGGGCAGCCGCATCACTTCAAGGTGCTGAGCGACAACCCGAGCCTCGTCAACAGCAACCTCGACCTGTTCCTGAAGCTGCTGCGGACGGTCAAGCGCCGCAGCTCGTGGCTCGACGCGATCCTGATCTGCCTGACCGGCGAAATGTTCCTCTATTCCGGCATGGCCGTCAGGGATCACACCCAAGAGGTGCACGTCATGGGCAGCGACGAGATCCACATCTACCACGCGGCCGTCGTCCACGACAACAACCGCGAGACCGTCAGCATCGGCACCGACGCGGCGGTCATCTCAGACTAAGGAAAGGAGATAGACATGGCTGCATTTATCAACAACGACATCACCACCGCCGGCCTGATCGTTCTGGCGAAGGGCGTGGCCGGCCAGAAGATCAACTACACCAAGATCGTCCTCGGCGATGGCTACCTCGAGGAGGGCCAGACGCCCCGCACCCTCACCGGCGTGGTCAGCCCGAAGGCGACCGTCGACATCACGAAGCTGAAGATCAACGGCGACGGCACCGTGGCCGTCGGCGGCATCTTCACCAACGGCGACGAGACCGATGGCTTCTACTACCGCGAGCTCGGCCTTTATGCCGAAGATCCCGATCCCGAGGTCGGCGAGGTGCTGTACTGCTACGGCAACTGCGGCGATCTGGCCGAGTGGATCCCGCCCTCCGGCGGCGCCACCATCGTCGAGAAAACCATCGACATCGTCACCGCGATCGGCACGGCCACCAACGTGACCGCCTACATCCCCGCCGACGCCTACGCCACCAAAGAGGACTACGAGACCTACAAGGCCATCGCCCTCGGCGCGCAGGCTACGGCCGAGGAGGCTCTGGCACTCGCCCGGCAGGCCATCGCAATCGCGCAGGCTGCCGAGGCATCGGCCAACGACCTGAGCAACGCGGTCGGCCAGAACACCAGCAAGATCGCAACGCTGTGGGACGCCGTTTTCAGCGACATCACAAGCAACCCGTTCCAGATCACATTCGCAGACTTAACAGGCATCACGCTGAAGTCTGGCGTCTGGAACGCTTCACTTCAAAGGCTCGAGTGCTGATGGGAAACTGCTACAACTACACCCCAATCCCACCGGCCGAAGCCTCCTGCATCATCGCGCACCTGTTCGTCGAGCTGGCCCTGCCCTGCTCCTGCTGCAAGCGGGAGGACGGCGTCATCGTCATTCAGGGCAAAACCTACGACGGCAGCAGCGCCCGCGTCACAATCAAAGGCGAGGAGGTGAGATACTACGGCAAGCAACGGACACTCGCGGCCATACGAGCGGGCCAATGTAGGCCGCCCGCCCTTCGGCCGTGACAAACTGCCCGAGATGCAGGTCATCACGGACGCCAAGGAGCTCGAGAAACACACCTACATCAAGACCAGAAACCCGGCCGTTTTCCCGAAGAAGGAGCGGCTCGGTCTGGCGCAGAGGATGATGAACGAGGCCAGCGACCTCGTCGCCGATCTGATGGAGGCCAACGATCTGCTCCTGACGGATCCCGAGGAGCGTGAGCTCAGGTATCGCGCGCAGCGGTCGGCGCTTCGCAACTGCCGAAAGCTGATCCACCACATCGAGCTCGCGCATGAGATCCTCAGCGGCTTCGGCGATGACGCCTTTGCATACTGGGCGAAGATGGCGGCCGGCGTGAAGAACCAGACCGCCAAATGGTACAAAACGGATAAAGAGAGGGCCGCCAAGCTGGACGCACAGAAGCGTCACCAGTGAGGCGGCCCTCGGGGTATGCCTTGTTTTTTCGTGCCGGCTCGGCCAACAACGCCCGCAACGTCAACACCGATGGCACTCTGAACAGGAACAACGCCTACAACGGCAACACCGGCCTGCGCCCCGCTTCGATGGATCGCCCGACTTATTAACCGCCCGGAAACGGGAGGCGAACACTGTGCCCCATCATCCAAGGAAGGCATATCCCTCCCGCAGCCGCGGCCGTCTGACCGGCCCGGTCATGGGTAAACACAAGACCGCCGATGCTCCCGGCGGCGCACGCAAAGCGTGGCCGGAGCTATACACGGCGGGGAGACTTTTCAATGGAGAATATCGTAAACAGCACCATCGCGCTCTACAAAGCATACCGCAAAACCCGCTGCGGAAAGCGCGACAACCCGACCGCCATGCGCTACCGCATGGAGGCCATCGAGCGCACCGTCGCCCTCTCTGAGAGGCTCCAGCGGCGCGACTATTCCTTCGGGCCCTACTACCCCTTCAAGGTGTACGAGCCCAAGGAGCGGCTCGTCCTCGCCATCGACTTCGAGGGCAAAGTCGGCCAGCACTCGCTCTGCGACAACGTCCTCGAGCCGGCGTTCTCCCGGCGCTTCATCCGGGACAACTACGCCGGCCAGATCGGCAAAGGCACCCACGACGGCCTCGACCGTCTGGCTGCGGCCATGCGCCACTATTTCTTCAGCCGAAAGGCAGCAGACGAAGCAGCCCGCAAGGCTGCCGGTCTGCCGCCCCGGCCGATGAACGAGTGGGACTATGCCGACGGCTGGGTACTGAAGGGCGATTTTTCAAAGTTCTTTTACACCCTGCTCCATTCCTACTGTTACGAGACGGCCCGCCGGGCCCTGAAGTGGCTGAAGGATCCCGAGCTGATCGACTTCGCTGAGTGGCTGCTGTGGCTCATAATCGACAGCACGCCAGACCCCGGCATCCCGATCGGCAACCAGTCGAGCCAACTGCTCGCGCTGCTCTATCTGGACGCCTTCGACCACTGGCTGAGGGATGACCGCGGCCTCGTATATGGCAGGTACATGGACGACTTCTACATCATCCACAGCGACAAGCTGCTGCTCCGGCAGATACTCAAGGAGATCGAGGCGTACATCAAGCCGCTCGGCCTTCGGCTGAACGGCAAGACGCAGATCCTCCCGCTGAAGAACGGCATCGACTTCCTCGGTTTTCACACCTACCTCACGCAGACCGGCAAGGTCGTGAGGAAAGTGCGAGCCAAGAGCATCGACAACATGAAGCGCAAGATCCGCAAGTTCCGTGGGCTGGTGGACTCCGGCAAGATGACACTCGACAGCGTCGTGCAATCCTACGCGAGCTGGACGGGCCACATCTCACACGGCAACACCTACCACCTGCGGCAGAACATGGACGCCTATTTCTTCAGCTATTTCCCGGAGCTCAAACCATCACCGAAAGGAGACACAACTCATGGCCCAAAAACTGAGCAACCTCGCAAACAAGTCGAAGGTCAAGTTCGGCAGCCTGTACGGCAGCCCGATCGTCTGGATCGTGGCCGATAAGAACCACGCAGGCTACCCCTCCAACAGCGTCACGCTCGTGACCAACCAGATCATCAAGATGCTGTGCTTCGACGCGACAGAACCGAGTAACGGCAACAGCGACCGCCGCAGCTACGGCAACAACCGCTACATCTACTCGAACCTGCGCCAGTGGCTCAACAGCCCCGCGGCTGCCGGCCGGTGGTACACCGCACAGCACTCCGCAGACCAGACGCCGGACTCCTCCCACGTCTGGAACGGCGCCAACCCGTACAGTGGCCTCGCCGGTTTTCTGAACGCCTTCACCGCCAACGAGCGGGCGGCTCTGCTGAACACCACCATCACGGTCGGCAAGAGCTCCACAGACGGCGGCGGGACGGAGACCTGCACGGACAAGATCTTCCCCCTGTCCTGCACTGAGGTCGGCCTGAGCGGCGACCACGTCTGCGGCAGCAAGCTGGCGATCTTCAGCGACAACAACAGCCGCATCGCCACCGTGACGGCCTCCTGCGTCGCCAATTCCAACTATTCCAGCAACCCGGGCTCTGGTGCCGCGTGGTACTACTGGCTGCGGGACGCCTATGCCGGCTCGGCCCTCAACGCCCGCCTCGTCGGCACCGGTGGCACTCTGGACTGGAACGGCGCCTGCAGCGCCTACGGCGGCCTGCGCCCCGCTTGTAATCTGTCCTCTGATCTCCTGATCTCCGACTCCGTCGACTCGGATGGATGCTATACAGTGATCTACAATCAGGCGCCCACAGCGCCGTCGTCCATCACTGTCCCGAGCGAAGTGCTCGGCGGCGAGAACCTGAGCATCTCGTGGGCGGCCTCCACCGACCCCGACGGCAACCTCTCCGGCTACGTTCTGGAGCGCAAGGTCGGGAGCGGCACATGGGCGCAGATCTACAAGGGATCCTCGCGCAGCTACACCGACGCCATCACCTACGGATGGACGAGTGTGCAGTACCGCGTCAAGGCATACGACGCCGCCGGCGCGGAGAGCGCATACACCACCAGCGTCACCCGCACCGTCACCAATAACCGACCGCCCGTCATCAGCGGCACGGACGGCGCCCTCGGCAGCTTCAGCACGGCGGCCCCGTCCTACGAGTACACCGTCACCGACGCCGACGGCCATCAGGTCGACGTCGTGGAGATGCTGGACGGCGTCACGCTGCGCAGCTACACCGTGACCCTCGGCCATACCAACACGCTGACGATCGGCTCCGAGGCGTGGCTGAAGGTCGTGAACGGCAGCCACACCCTGAAGATCGTGGCGACCGACGCCAAGGACGCCAGCGTCACCCGCACGCTGACCTTCACCAAGGCCGTCACGTCCGTCGAGTTCGATCAGACCCTCGCTATGGAGGCCGACGCCATGCCGACCAAGGCCCTCGTCAACATTCAGGGCAATTTCCCGGCCGGCTGCACGCTTCAGGTCTGGATCTGCAACAACGGCAACGACGCGAGCCCGACGTGGGAGGACATCACGCAGAAGGTCAGAGCCGGCCAGAAGCACTACTTCACAAACAAGACCAAGACGGCCGCAGCGTGGGGCGTCAAGGTTAAGGCCAAGCTGCTCCGCGGCTCTGCTACGGAGACCTGCTACATCCAGTCGATCGGAGGTAACTTTGCATGATTAAGCACAGAGCTGACAGCATCAAAGAGCTGAACGAGAAACAGGCCGCAGAGGCCAAGAAGGACAAGACCATCGCCGAACAGGCTGACACCATCGAGCTGCTGAAGGGCTGCATCATGGAGCTGGCCGACGTGGTCTACGGCGACGGAGGGGAGGTAACAGCATGAGCAAGATCGTCGAGCTGTACGTCAGGGAGCTGACACACGAAGGTTCCACCATGACCATCAACGACGTCCCGAAGAAACTGCGCAAGCAGGTCGAGGACGCCATCGCTGCCATCGAGGCAGCCACAAACGCTGGCACCGCGAAGGAAGGGGCGAGCGAATGATCGCCCGGGCCCTCGCGTGGCTATTATTAAAAATTGCAGGAAAGGAGGAGCGTGAAATGCTGGTACGTCTGTATGCAGGCGAGATCATCATGGGCCGCATCACCGAGGACGACGTCCCCGCGAAGCTGAAGGCCCGCGTGCACAAGTATCTCGTCGACATGGGCTACTTCGACGACGTCGAGGAGTAAGCCCAACAACAAGGAGGGCCGCGTCCTGCGGCCCTCCGGCTTTTATGAGGTGACACAATGATCGAAATCAACATCGGCGCGCTCGTCGTCATTATGGGGATCCCGACGGCCGTGACCGGCTTCTGCTTCTGGATGCTCGAGCACAGGATCCAGAAGCGCGAGAAGCAAAAGGAGGCCGAGGAGGCCAAACGACAGAAAGAGGCAGCGGCCCGAGAGCGTGCCCGTGAAGATCTCCAGATCATCACCATTCAGGGCACGTCGGCAGCCATCGCCCTCGGCGAGGCGACGGCCCGGGCCGAGCAGCGCATCCCAGACGCGCATTGAAACAGGGATATGCACGCGGCCCTCGACTACGCTGCCAAAATCAAACACGCGCAGAAGGACTTCCTCACCAGTCAGGGGATCCACGCGATCATCGACTAAGGAGGTGAGCAGCATGGCCGCAAAGAAGCGCCGGCGCAAGCGTAAAAAGAAAATCGAGGCGAGCAAAAAGCTCGCATACTGGGCGGCCAGCGTGGCAACGCTCAGCGCAGCCAGCTCTCTGCTGCTCTCTGCCTTCGGGCGCGACCCGGTCGGTGAGCTGACTGGCACCATCTTCACCGCCTGCGTCGGCTATCTAATCACATACGCCGGCAAGAGCCTCGGCGAGAAAATCAGCCGAAACCGCCACGGGCTCGACGCCGACGGCAACCCGCTCCCGGATCCGTCCGGGGACACTCTCAACAATGAGGAGGCAAAAGGATGAACACCATCGACATCACACCCATCGTCAACGCAGCCCTCGCCCTGATCGGCGCCGGCGTCAGCGTTTTCCTGATCCCGTGGCTGAAGAAGCAGACCACCGAGGCACAGCGCAAGGAGCTGACCGCGTGGGTAAAGATCGGCGTCGCTGCCGCTGAGCAGCTCTACGTCGGACAGGGCCGCGGCGAGGAGAAGAAGCAGTACGTCCTCGACTTCCTGAAGCAGAAGGGCTTCAAGGTCGACGAGGAAAGCGTCGTCAACGCGATCGAGGCAATCGTCAAGCAGCTCAACACTGAGGGCCTGACCATCGAATAACGGAGAGGGGCGGGCTCCGGCCCGCCCTTTTTCTTTTTACAGCTAAGGAGGTAAAACCATGAGCAAATGCTACGCATCGGCCGTTCTCGCCATCGCTGCGGCAGAGATCGGCTACCACGAGAAAAAGAGCAACAGCCAGCTCGGCAACCCGACCGCAAACGCAGGCAGCGCCAACTATACCAAGTACGCCAGAGACTTCGACGAGAAGTACCCGAAGTGGTACAACGGCAAGAAAAACGGCTTCGCATGGTGCGATATGTTCGTCGACTGGTGTATGCTGACCGCCTTCGGATATGCGGACGCGCTGCGCCTGCTCTGCCAGCCTGAGAGATCCGCAGGCGCCGGTTGCACCTACTCCCTCATGTACTACGAGAAGCAGGGCCGCTATCACGCCAAGGATCCCAAGCCCGGCGACCAGATCTTTTTCAGCACCGCGCACTCCAAGAGCAACGTCAGCCACACCGGCCTCGTCGAGAAGGTGGACGGCAGCAAGGTCTACACCATCGAGGGCAACACCTCCGACCAAGTGGCCCGCCGCTCCTACTACCTGAGCAACAGCTACATCGTCGGATATGGCCGCCCGGCCTACGACGCAGAGCCCGGGAACGCCAACGCAGACAGCCAGACGCCGAGCAACGGCACCACCAGCGAAGTGACCTACACGGTCGTCGCCGGCGACACCCTGAGTAAGATCGCTACCAAGTACGGGACGACCTACCAGAAACTCGCAGCGCACAACGGGATCACCAACCCGAACATCATCAGAGTCGGCCAGAAGATCAAGATCCCGGGAACCGCATCCCTCAAGAAAACCAACGCCGAGATCGCCAAGGAGGTCATCGCCGGCAAGTGGGGCAACGGCACAGCCCGCAAGACGCGCCTCGAGGCCGCCGGCTACGACTACAACGCCGTCCAGCGGGCCGTCAACGCAGCACTCGCACACTGATCCGCAACTTCACAGCATAAGAAAACCCGCCCGGAGATCCCGGGCGGGCTTTTTTCTGTTATGCGGGGCTTTACTCCTCGGCGTCAGGATCCGGCGCTTCACCGGCAGCGGCGAGCTCGGCCTCTGTGGGCTGGAACCGCAGCACACGGCCCTCGGAGTCATAGAAACCGCCGAGCAGGATGGTGAAAATATCTACCAACCAGCCGATCCCGCAGGCCCCGGCCGTCAGCAGCCAGATGACGCCTGTGCCGGTTTTCCCGACATAGAACCGATGGACACCGAAGAAGCCGAGGAAGATGCACAGCAGCAGCGCCACCGTCTTGCTTTTCGGCGACGTCGGCCGCTGCGCTGCGGGGACGCTGACCGCGCCCTGCTGCGCGCCGGACTTCCCGCCGGAGCTCGTCGTATATGACAGACCCGTCCCGGGGATCCCGACGGTCGTGTGGCTTTTCCCCGTCGTGCTGACCGTGTGCTTCAGGCCCTTCGGGCCGAAGCTGATGCTCGCGCTCTTTTTGTTCAGGTTTACCCGGACACCCGGGGCCACCTTAAAGCTGCGTCTAAACCTTGTACCCATGCTTTTCCCTCCTATGTGCGCTTTTTAGCGTTTAGTCATCTTTGGCATAATATTACCATGCCAAAACTGGTAAAGTCAATATTGTATAGTCATCTTTAGCATAAAGGGAGGCGAGGGCTGCGAAAATATACAAACCAGACGGCAGGTGCAACATCTCCGGGGAGAGAGTCAGGGAGGAGCGGCTGCGGGCAAACCTGTCACAGGAACAGCTCGCCTACAAGCTCCAGATCATCGGGCTGGACGTCACGCAGAAGGTCATCAGCAGGATCGAGAACGGCAGCCGAGTCGTCGCTGACTACGAGCTGGACTATCTGGCGACCGCTCTCGGCACCACCATCAACCACCTGCTCGGGAAAGAATGAGAAAACCGCACGGCAGCGACGCCGTGCGGCTTTTTTTGTGGAAAAACGCGGGAAAATGTTGAAAATCCGCCGAATTATGCTTGACATTATAGAGCAAATGCTCTATAATATAATCACAGGCAAGGGATAGCCGAGTACAGAAAGAAAGGAGAGCAAAACCGCGGAAAGGAGGCAAAGCCGTGGATGCTGAGCAGATGAAAAAACTGCTCGAGCTGCTGGAACAGGCTCTAAAGTGTGAACAGGTTGCCACCATTACGATCACAATAAAGCCGAACCAAAAGCCCAAGCAGTAAGGTCGAAGGACGGCGGGAAAAATCCCGCCCGCCGCTCCTTTTCATTATAACCACGAAACCACGGCAAAGTCAAGCGGGAGGAACAACATGGACATCTCGATCAAAGTGACCTACAAAAGCGAGGGGCTGCAAAAGCTCCGCAAAGCTGCCGGCCTGTCTCAGTCTCAGCTCGCCGATCTGGCCGGGATCAAGGTGCAGGTGCTCCAGCAGTACGAGCGCGGCGCCCGGGACATCAACGGCGCGAAGCTGCCGACGCTGCTGAAGATCTGCAACGCGCTGGAGTGTAGGCTGGCTGACATCATCACA